GCTATACCATTCTGATTTACTTATTCCCTTATTTTTTAAAAGCTCTAATACTTGCTCATACTTTGGTATAATCAAACCATTTTCGCTTCTTTTAAAGAAATTTAAAATACCCATAAATTAAATTTATACCACAAAGTTAAGAATTATTTTTATACTAAATATTTTAATTAAATACAAATTAAATCATAGAAAAATTATCATCCCCGTAATCTATTAAATCCATAGCCGCATAGCCAATAGCATCTGCACTATGCTTAAATTCGTTTTTAGGGACTCCTGCACGTTTATCGTGCCAAACGTAGTTATTAAGGTCTTTCTTTATATTATTGCTTCTTGACGTTATTATAAGCGTATATCCTTGTATTGTATTTATTGTTCTTAGTACGCTGCTGTTTTCTTTACCCCTTAATTTTTGACACTTTACAATATTCAAACCTGAGGCTTCTAAATCGTATATCAATTGTTGATGCGCAGCATCCCCTACTATTCTATCTTTTGTTCCTACTAAGTTAATTAGAGCATCGGCAAGTTGGTCTTTACCTAAACCTCCTTGATAAAGGATTTCATCAACATATATTATTTTTTGGTCTTCATCTAAAGCAATTTTAACCAAACAATTTGGGTCGCTAAATCCAAAATCTAATCCATATAAGTATGGCAAGTCTTCGTTAAATTCTCCTTCTTCCCAATCATCGTAAATAACGCCCTCGGCATTGTATTTAAAACCACCTAATACAGTATGCTTATATCTCTTCCATTGCTTTACTATCTTCTTTGGTTGGCTATCTTTTTGCTCTTTAGTTAATGATTCGTAAAAGTCATATACAATCTTTAAATCATCGTAATCCTTTCTATTGTGTTGGGCTAGGTTATCGTAATTGTCTAGGTAAGTTGAATGGATATACATTACATTATCTTTAATACCTGTAAAGCCTTCCTGCACCCCCATATCTTCAAAAAATTCTGTGTATATCCAATGCTCTCTCGTTGGTGGATTAAATGTTAGTATGTTAAAGCATTGTACGTCTGTTGCTCTTATACTTTTTTTGATTGAATACCATTCTTCGTACGTCTTACCTTCCTCAGCTTCATCCATTACAAACATACTAAACCCTTCCAATGACTTTAATTTTGCTGTTTGGTTTAGTGAACTTGTTTTTTGACCACTTATAAATATTTTACCTTCATTATTAAGACACTCATAGGTGTTATTAGCAAATCTAAAGTTTCCATCACAACCCAATAACCCCATTCTATTGCTTAGAGCCTCGCTTATTGATTGGTCGGTTGAGTTCATAGTGTACCTTGTGTAAAGTACTCTGTGGTTATAATCTTTTACTGCAATCGGAATAAATACAGATTGAGCGAATGACTTACCTGAATCTCTACCACCATAACTTAATACAGTATCTACTTTACTCAATTGCTCCCAATAGGAAAAGTCAGCATCATTTTCAGATAACTGACTTATCATATTTTTAGCCTCTAATAACTGAAATAGCTGCTCAAATTTTGGTGCTAAATTTAATTCCATTTATTTGTATCTACCCTGTGTAATAAGTAGACTTATTTATTGATTTTTAATTAGTTATAAAAATGCTATTTTTTGCCGAAAACTATCTTTACAGGCTCATTATTTACATTTGTCTGCTCAACCTCTGTTCTATCCTTCCAACCCATATTTTTAAGCGCAAATATATCAAACGCAGTACCATTAGTTTCATAGCTATTTTCGACTGCAAGAGTTGCTCTTTTTAATAAGTAAGAAAAATCTTTCTTCTCTTTGTAGTCATATAACGATTGTCTACTCTCAAATCCAAGATAAAGAGCTAATCCTGTAATGGTTGCTTTTTCTTTGTTTTCTGAGCATTCTAAAAAGTATTCACTACACTTAACCTCCATATCCTCTACATTTTTATATTCAGGAGGTCTTCCATTGTTTGTTAGCCCTAAAGCGAACTTATTTCCTTTTGGTGCTGCCATTTTTCTTTGTTTTTTTCGTGTAACTATTAGATTAAGTTACTGATTTTATTTCAGTTCTAAAAAGTAATATTTATTACAAATTTACTTATTTATTTTTTAGTTTAGAATTGGAAAGGGTTAAAGTAACCCACCACGATTAATTTTCCCTCTCCTTTTCTTTGATAAATCTCTCGAGAAGCCTTAGTACAAGTGTATTTGGATTCTGTGGATACTGTATGACATCGAGAGACTTTACCACATTTTCTTGATAGCTTAGTGCTTGCTTTGCGTTTCCGAATGTTATTATTAGGTTTTCGGTCTTATACATTATCTTTGCTTGTAATGATTCCTTTTCCTCTATCATTCGCTTACGTTTAGGTCTTCAATTATTAATTGCAAATCTTCGAATATAGGAGAATCAGTTATTACTAATTCAACTGATGCTTCTTCTTCTGAATCCACCTTATAAATAGCATCAAATTCTATTGATTCGATTCTTACGTTCTTTAGTTCGTAATGATAACCTTCTTCTGTTCCAAATTCGTGGTCGAAGGAATCATCTATTTTCTCATAATCTCCATCAAAGTGAATAGTGATTAATCCTGAGTAGTCTTTATCTTGGTATTCTATTGCTTCTATTGAATAGCTGTCTATCTGAATACTGTTTCCTATGTTTACCTTGCTTATTTTTAACATCGTCTTTTTGTTTTTGTTTCTTTAGCAAAATAAAGAAACTTATTTCAATTACGCAACTTTTTTCTTTAGTTTATTTAATCCCTCCTCAATAACTCGTACAATTGTATTGATAGATGTGTTGTATTCTTCTGCATAACTTTTTAATGTTCTTCCATTCTGAATGTAGTCGTTAAATATGACTGCTTCTTGGTGTAGCGTTATTTTGCTATGATGGTGTCTTTTTAGGCTCATCTGTTATCTTAATTCGTAATCAACTTCTAAACTGTCTAAATAGTCCCTGTTAGGTCTTTTTTTTCCTCTTTCGAGTGCTATTAAGAACAATGTGTTTTTCTTCGCTGTAATAGCTTCTATTTGCTTCTCAAGGTCTATACACTTATTATTGCTTAGTTGCTCAATTATTTTATTTGAGTTGCTATTATTGTTATAGGTTAATATTGCAATTGCTGCAATTACTACTATTATACTTATTACTTTATTCATCTTTTTTGATTTAAAAAAGCCCACGAAATTAATCGCAGGCTTTAAGTTTTAGAACGGTTTAATACCTAATAATTCCATAAAGCCTATTGTGACTATCTTACTACCTAATAACTCTCCTGACTTTGAGATTCTATACATTTTTCTTTCTTGGTCATATGTCGTAAATCTATGAATTGTATTGTGGTCTGCAACAGATAATTCAATAACATCTTTATAGTGTTCTTCGTTATAACTCCAATGATGTAAATGATTACCTTTAACTTTAGGATTTATTTTTTGAGATTTAAATTTAGCTAAATACTTTTCAGGGTATTTATCTCTATATCTATTCATAGCTCTTTTTTTATTTTCTTTTGTAGGCTTATGCTTATCTTTATATCCTAAACGATAATACTTCTCTCGATTCCTTTCCTTTTCTTTTTCAACCCACTTAGGATTTTTTCTTAACTTATTTACTCTATCTATAACATCTTTTTTAGTACACTCCTTACATTTGTTTAAATGACCATCAGCCGTTGCCTTATGCTTGTAATACTCGCTTAATTCTTTTTCTTCATTACATTTAAAACATATCTTCATACTTATCATTTTAGTTAATAAGTACAAAGATACGAATTAAAAAGGTAATTAGAACGGTAAATTAGATGCTTCTTCTTTAGTTTCAGATGTGTTCTTTTTAACCATCCAAGCAGATGTCTGCGTGTACCATCTTCCGTTATGCTCTCGGCTTGCCACATTAAAGCTAACCGTTACATTGTCGCCAACCTTATTGAACTTTACAAAATTGTCTACCTTCTCTTCTCCAAACACATCAAAGCATATTGTATTGGTATAATCACCATCTTTAGATTCTAAGATAAAGTTTAGCTTTTTCCACTCTTTACCTGCTTTGCTTGTTCCTTGTTCTACATCAAGGACTTGTTTAATTGTTCCTGTTACTTCCATTCTTCTAACTTATTTAATATTAATAATTCTAAATCTTCAAAATCTTCTTTAGTTAAATCGTCTTGTGCGCTTCTTAACATCTTGTAGCTTATATGCAAGTCTTCCATAGAATTGCTGTGTTCTATTGCCTTTAATACTTCATCATACATCTTTATATTTTTTAGTGATAAATAAATTACTTAATCTCAAAATGAACAAACGCACGCATCATCCTCAGTCATTAGTCCCAATTCTTGTGTATATGGTTTACTTGCTAATTGTACTAATTCTGTAATTGACTTATTCCCTCGATACATTAAACTATTGTATTCTGTTTCCATTTTTTTAGTCCAATCTATAAACCTCGTTCCGTATCTAATGTTATCAATTAAAGTCTTTTCGCTTTTCTTCCAACACAATTCGCAATTACCATATTTTCCGTGCAACTCTAATTTAAAAGGTTGTTTACGATACCAATATGTTAAGTCTAATTGAGATATGGGTTTTTCAAAATCAGTAAGCAAAGGAAAAATTCTTTGTTTATCTTCTTTTATCTCAGCCCAAGTGATGCGCTTTGGCATATCTTCTTTCCTGTAACCTATTGCTTTATAATAATTATTAACCCCAAATAAGTCGTCAAATAATTTCTTTGCGGGTAATGTTTTTAAATTTTCACTACAATAGGGCGCATCGGGGTTTGGCAACCCATCAAAAACACCTTTTGTTTTATGAGCAATCATTTGTTCAAAAGGTTCGCTATTCATAGACATTGTGTCAAAATCAACTATCTTATAAGTTACCCCTACGCCCATTTCAAGAGAGTAAACACCTTCAATTATATTCAATTGTATTCCCCAATATTTTACAATATCCTTTAAAAATTCTATTGTTTCGGGTCTTTCCTGCCCTGTATTGCAAAATACATAAGCCTTTTCATAATCTTTGTACTTTTCACTTGTTTGTATATGCCTTGCCATCATCGCAGAACTTCGACCACCCGATACAGTAACCATTATATTATTATCTATTTTCTTGCTCATTATTTTACTTTTTTTTATTTATAAACAGATTACTCAGTCTATTATCATTTACTTCGTCAATGTAACCGACTGTCATTCCTTTTCCTCTTTCATACCCTAAAAATGCAGCTGCAACTATATGCTTTACTTGCCAATTAGTAGGCTTATTGTCTTTTCTTAGGTTCAAAACTAAGTTAAATCTTCCATTTTCGCAAGTCTTTAACAACTTTTCTTTGCCAAATCTTAACGACTTAACATTACCTAAGTCGCTAACTTGATATAGTCCTTCGTAATTTGGTACGTCTTTCCATTTTTCCATTGTTTTTTAGTTATTAATTATTTTACTTTTTTTTATTGCCATAAAAGGTAATTATACTCGGTTGTTAGTGGCAATACTACGAGCAACATTGTGGATACATTTTGTTGAAAAAATCATCAGAATTTTTTTCTCCATAAATATTTCTTCCAAAATCAAAAGCAGCCATTATCCTTTGCTTTTCTTTGTGTAAATAATCGGTTTCAAGTTCCTGAATTATTGATAAATTCATATCATACATCCCGTTATATCTATCGGTTTCATAATTAGATAAATTGCTTTGTCCTAAAACTTTTGCAATACCCTCGTTACGTATTTCTAAATAGGTAATAAGTTCGTTGATTAATGTTTTCATTTTATTTATTTTTATTAATTATTAAATTCAATACTCCGAAGCCCTACGAACAGCTACATCGTAATATTGTTTTTCCTTTTCTATTCCTATTGATTTGCGATTTAATTTAATACAAGCCAAGTTTGTAGTTCCTGAACCCATTGTGTTGTCTAATACCATATCGCCTTCGTTAGTATATGTTTTTACAAGGTATTCTAATAACTCCAAAGGTTTTTGTGTTGGATGTCCAGTTTTTTCTTTTGATGTGCCAAATATTCTTGGAAATAAAATTATGCTTTCTGGATATTTAAAATCATAAACTTTATTGTCTATACTATTAAAGTTTTTAACCATAGAAACTTGAGAAAACGTGCTTCCACTTGTTGCTTTTATTGGTTTATCTCTTTTAGTCATATTTGGATTATACGTAGGTTGTTTTTTGTAAAAAACACATATATTTTCTTGTATATTCATAGGGCGTTTTTTAGCTTGTGCAAAATTACTGGCAAACTTCTTATTCCATATAAAATCAAACTTATAATCTTTTATATTACTTATCCTCATCGCACTACTAAACGGTTCTTGACCAAATAATAATATTACACCATTTGGTTTTATAATTCTTTCATATTCTTTCCATAACTTGTCGAATGGTAATATTGTGTCCCACTTACAAGCTGTTGTGCCATAAGGCAAATCGCAAATAATAGCATCAATTGATTTATCCTTAATAAAAGGAAAAACATCAAAACAATCAGCGTTCACAAAAGTACTGCCACTAACACGTGCTATACTCAATGCCTCATTATCGGTTATTTCGTTTTTTAACATCTTTTTGTTTTTAATAATTAACATTCGTTTTCATAAATCGGCACTAAGTATAGCACCATACGTTAGCGGTAATATTTTTCCGCATACTTCATAAAGTTTGTACCATCAATTTGAGCATCAGGTATTCGTTTGCCGTCTTTATCGTTAATCCAACAGTCATCAGATTGCATCCAATCTAAAAAGGCATTTACGGTATTTTCAACAGAAATACTAACGCTAACACTTTTTATAGAGCAGTTTTTTACTATTTCGTCTGCTATAATTTCAAAATCCTGCTCTATTATAATTCTATTGTTATTACTGCTATTTTCGGACACACTTTCATTGTTAAGTATCTCAATTATTTTTTGTTTATCTATCATTTTGTTTAGCATTTCAAATCCGTAAAAATCCGCTCCATACAATCAACGTTAGGCTTAATGCTTGTACGTTTTCAATTTATTATCCAACCCCCATTTTGATAATCTTCCTCCGTAGTGGCTTATGAATCGGTAATAGTCTGCCATTACTGTTTTTTCTCTGCAAGAGTATTCCATCCTACCAGCAATGGTGTCATATTCAATAAGCCACCCATAGCCATTTCCACCTTCAATTACCCTTACATCAAAGCCATTCACTTTTAATTCATCTGACACACTCTCACAATGGTCGAAGGCACTAAGCCTAACATTTTGTATAGTGAATGGCTTGTTTTTATTTTCAGTCGTATTTTCCATAATCAAATTTTTACCAGTTTATTAAATTAGTGGCATTTATTGGGTAGCCACGACACCATACAAGAGCCGTTATCTACTACCTAATTTTAATAGTTGATATTTAGTTTTAAATTGCTCTATTATTAATTATATCTAAGCACTCAAGCACTCTACTCGTCAATGCTTCTTTGTCCTCTTTTGGTATTTCAAATGTAAAGATATTCATATCTTCATAATCTGAACCTTTTGGAATGTATGGAATGTTAGGGTTCTCAGGATTAGCAATTATTTCATCAAAGATATACTTGTAATGCCATAGGTTCTTACCATCGTATTCCTCAACCATCTTTGCAAGCTGCATAATTTCTTCTTCTTTTGGCATAAATGCAATAGCTTCTCCGTAGTCTAAGTTAAGAACACAAGCATTGCTAACAATCTGCCAATATTCTGCCTTAAATTCACTCTTTAGTAGCTCTAAGTCTTTAGATTGTATTGCATCCGCATATTCGGTAAACTTATTAGGTTGGTATGCTTTTAATTCAGCCACTTTATTGTCTGCTAAGAAGTCAGGAGTACCCACCCAACCTTCAATGGTTGGATGAGCAAAGGACTTGTCTCCGAT